AGTCCTTCCTTTGTAAGGAGATCTAGATTTTTCTTCTGTTCCTCCAATCGCTCTGATAGAGTTTTTGTTTCTCCGCTGGCCTTCGCGGAAGTCAGGACCCACACCCCGAGAGCGGCGGTAGCAGTGAGAATCAGCCCGGTCCAGCCCCCGAAGAGGCTAAGCGTGCCGTTCAGCACCGCAATGGATGCGGCTGCCGCACGCGCGCCGATACCGGCGACGGTCATGGTCCCAGTCGCTGCGCTCAGCGAGGCGGCCATGCCCTGGACCGCAGGAATCAGCATAGTGAAATCCAGGCTCAGCGTGCGCGCCACGCGCAGGGTCACGAAGGCGGCCGAGGCAGCGAGGGCGATGGGGGCGATGGTATCGAAGTTCTTCGCGGTCTCGGAAAGCGCGCCGCTAAGCACGCCCATGCCACCGGCCACAAGGCGGTTCTCGCCGAGGAAGCGCATCAGGGCGGAGTTCACATTCCCCAATGCGCTTTCGATCGAGACCGGCAGCTTGGCGGCCTGCTCGGCCCACTTTCCGCCCATGCTGGTCACGCCTGCCAAGACCACATCGGAGGTAAGCTTTCCCTCCTCGGCCAGCGCCCGCAAGGCGGATTTAGGTTTTCCCATGTAAGCCGCGACCGCATCCAGGATCGCTGGCATGGACTCGTTCACAGAGTTGAATTCGTCCCCACGAAGGGCCCCAGAGGCGAGCGCCTGGGAAAGCTGGGTCAGGCCCCCCGCTGCGTCGGCGGCCGACGCGCCAGAGACACGGAGGCCATTGTTGACGGCCTCCGTGAATGCCAACAACTCCTCTTGGGATTTCCCAGATTCCTTTGTAGCGCCGGCGAGTTTCGTGAAGAGTTCGGCCGTCGCCGAGAGCGGGGCGAAGGTGCGCTGTGCGATGTCCGAGAGCGCCGCCATTGCGGCGTTCGATGCTTCCTGGCTACCTAGCACAGCCGAGATCCGGCCTTTCAGGGCGGCGTATTCGTCGGCGAGCTTCGAGACCGCGCTAACCTGCTCGAAGAGTTTCTGAGCGACCTCGAGGGCCTGGTTCAGTTCAGTGAATGATGAAAACAGACTTTCTGTTTCTTCGGCCGTTCCCTTCTCTGCTTCTCCCGCGCCAGCGATCGCCTCGGAGACCGCCGCCATCTGCTTGGTGGCGTCTTCGGTCTCCGCGATGATCTTGAGTTTCAGTTCGAGGTCGGAAGCCATGGCCTGTTATACGAACGCCGATATCGCCCACGCTGAGCAGTAAAACGCCGTGGAAATAAGTACATACGTGATCGCGACAGATATCATCAAACCAATCTCCGTCATTGTCGTCTCACTGGAACAAGATGCCAAGTCCAGTCGGCGCATCTGGAGCGCCCGCGACAAAAGGGAGTTCGTGAGAATATCCTGAGCATCCCCACGCATTACAAAATTTAGTCTTAACTGTGTGCTGCCCTGTGGATATTCCGGCGAGATCATGCCGAATCCGAACGGCTCCATTTGGAAGCGTTTCTGGTGCCGCTTCGATCGGCGCGCCAGAATCCAGGAATATCTGTTGCTTCGTCGGCTGTGCTCCGCCTAATGGGTACGGATCACTGATGAGAAATGGGCTGGCGATTACTGACCCATAAATGAGTGATGTAATAAGAATTAGGTATTTTAGCATATCAGTCACCGTTTGGTTTTTGTTGGGCGCGACGCCGATCAATATCTCTTCGTACTATTTCTTCTTCCAACTCTCTTATTTCCTGCTGTAGCTTGTTCACCTCCCTTTTTGCCACCCCGATGGCGGCATAGATCTCGCAGTCAGTATATGTAGATATATTATGCGGCATCGGCATCAGTATCGCGATCGCGCGATGAAACGGGTCTCTTTCTCGGCGCTCCAAGACCGCGAACTGTAATAATAGTCTCGATATTCTCAAATCGCCGTTCGGTCTGGAGCATATGAGATTCTAGGCGTGTAGAAATGTTATGCATTTCATTAACAATTCGCATCACGCCCCAAACGAGTACTCCGGCCCAAGCTGGGAATCCCGCCGCCTGCATCCATGTGAGGAATGGATCTTGCGGAGCAAACGCAGTCACTCCAGCCGCTTGGTCCGCCACGGCAAGCGCTGCCCATGCGCTCGCGAAAATGACAACGGCCAATAGTGAAACGATATCATATTTCTTGGGTTTCATCGTGCCCCCGTGGGAATTTTTGTTAGCGCCCGGTCGATTAATCCGAGGTAGACATCTGCCCGGCTAGACGCCCCACTCAACGAGCTTTCCATCGTACCATCAGGAGCAATCTTTAGCACGCCGCCATCCAGGTCTCGCGTGGACACGATTTCCACGGTGACATCCCCGGCGGCAGTGCGGATGTAGCGGTAGGTGGCGCCGCCAGCAGCTAGACCGCCACCTGGAAGAATACCAGCGCAGCCGGCAAGACTGCCGGCCAGCAGTGCAGAGAGCAGGGCATAATATCTATTGGCCATGGTCATGAAGGAACCGCTGGAGGCGAAAGAGACGCCCAAACCACCCCTGGATAAACCGGGCCTGGCTCGGCTCTGAAAGTGAAATGGCGTGGTAATACAGGGCGCGCGCCGGATAGTAGCGATCGGTCAGCGCTGCCGGATCGGCCCGCAGGGCGGCGGCTACGGTGGTCTCCCCGATGATCCCGTCCGCGCGCACGCCAAGACAGCGCTGCCAGATCTTCACGGCTCGTTGCGGAGGATGTTGCACCATGAGGTCGAACAGCATTATTCCCATTTCTGGCGGGATTTCTCCGCATCGAGCGGTGGCCCAATAGTCCTGGTCATAGATCGCGCGCGCCTGTTCGGCGCTAGGTGGCCCATTGGTCCAGGCGGTGGGGTGATTCGCCTTGCTGATGCCGTAGCGGGTCGCGCCGCCATGATCCACCGGGTCATTCGTCTGCGCTACGCCCTCGGCGAGCAGGATCCATTTCCAGGCAGTCTCTGGAAGAGCGGTGATCGTCATATCGCTATGAGCCTGATGGCCTCGATGTAGTAGAGGGTAGTAGTGGCTGGATTCGCTGGGCCGGAGTCCAGGACAATGGGCACTGGATGAGCCGAGAGCGGGCCTGCACTCTCATCACGGCGCGGCAACACGGAGAAGGTCCGGGCGTCATGCAGGGTGAGAGTGATGCCGGCCGCGGCCGCATCCAGGGCGGCGGCCAGGGTCAATAAGTTCGCGCGGGTGATCCTGATGAAGTCGATGCCGCCGACCAATGTGATCGGGCGGCCAGCCAAGCGAACGCCCTCTTGCACGATCAGGGCACCGACCACGGTGTAGTCGATGCTCTGCACCGTCGGCGACCAGTCCAGCTCATCGATCCAGCGCAGGCCCGCCGGCAGGGTGATGGCGCCGAGGGTGATGGCCATGCGGCGTTAGCTCGCGGTGTACGGCTCGAATGTCCAGGGGGAACTATAGGCCGTCGGAGTGATAAGCGTCCCTTTCAGCGAGCCCTTTAGATGTCCTCCGGCCACGACATCCCAGGACTGATCAGACATCACGGAAACCTTATGGATCTGGAGCGACCCATATTGATTTGACTTTTTATCCAATGCGACTCCGCGCAACTGGAGATAGGTGGTTTTGGCCTTTCCGGCTGCGTAGGTGCGCCCGGCGACGGCGGCCTTGGTGTAGCTCGCCTTCATTCCAGTCCCAACTGCGTCGGCGTGAATAGCCTTGACCATTCCGAGGACGGTGTCCACCTCGTACTTGGTCGCGGACACGGCTCCATCACCGCTCGTCTTGAGCGAGAATCCGGTGCTCGCCAGGTACTTATTGGCGAGGGGCACCCACAGGTCTAGGAGAGTGGTCACTGCCTCATCGGTCACTGACCCGCCGGCACGACTTAGGGCTGCGACATCCGCGCCGAGAACGATGGCGGCCAAAGTCTCATTGAAGGTGTCCAGCTCGGCTGATAGCGCGGCGCTGTCCTTGGCCTTGTACTGGGTATCCAGCGCCTCGCCCATGCTGCCCAGCATGTTGCTTTTCAGTTCGATTTTATCTTGCGTTATGGGAGTAATATCGAGTTTGGTGAAATTCACGGGATCATAGAAATTGGTAGGCTCCACGTCCCCTGACCAGATACCGGCCTTGAAGCGGCATTCCAGATAGACCGGGGCAACGGCTTTCGTATCGAACATCGAATTGCTCCTATTAGCTGCCGCTCGTTAGGACTCGGCATGAAAAGTACAGAGGAAAATATGCATATCCGCTCTCGCCATAGACTGGCGCGGGCGCGTTTTTTCTGGCCAGCCGCCCATGGCTCTTAGATGGCTCCCAGCCTTGGAGCGCGGCAATCACCGCGCTGATAAGTTCTCCGGCCTGCCCGCGCTGGGCCGACGGCCCCTGCTGGTGGCGGATGACCACGATCACGGCCCAGGTCTGGGTCACCTCCATGTGTCGTCCTCGGTCGGCAGAGTCATCGAAGGCATCGCCGAAGTAGAACACTTGGAGCGCAGGCGTGCGTAGTGTCCTGCCTTCCGCCCATGCCAGATCTGCGGCAGATAGCACGTCTAGAGCGGAGGGCACCTGCGCTTTTAGGCGGGCGATCAGGAGCGGCTCCAAGTCCAGATAGTTCGTGCTCATTTCGGCATCAGGTATGCGTTCGCTATGGAAATGATTTCATCTTTCCAGGATGGAGGAAGATCATCGCCAGCCTGTGGGAGTATCTGGCGCTTCGGAAGCCGTCTATTAGGGACTCCGAATTGATGGTCGGCGGCATATTCTACCGATGTCCCTATCGTGACACTATTTCCGCCGTCGCCAATAATGGCTGGGCTGAAAGAATCTCGTAGGCGTCCTGTATCTACGAGAATTTGCGCAGCATTGCCGCCGCCTCTTCCCTTCCGCCTTAGTTCCAGCGTCCTTTGGGATAGTTCCTTCCACGGCGCGTCCCATGGGTCATGGCCGCCGCGAAATTCGAGGTCCACATTCGTGAGCATCGCTCCGCCAATAGATCGCATGAGTGGGCCCACGTCTGCCATGCGGGCCTGGATCTGGCGCACGACTGCTATCATTTCCTTGTAGTCGAGCTCGATACTGATCCCGGTCATGGCGCGTAGCGGCTCATCGTTGGGCCGTCATAAATCATCGTCCGGCTACCGGCTGCGATGGCGCCCGTAGATTCGGCGCGGCTGTCGGCCAACTTGATTTTGCCCTGGGCCAGCTTCTCGAGCCATCGCTGCGATTCCTGCCAGTCCTCACGTACTGGCTCAGGCCTGATGCCATCGTAGAGATAATACCGCGCCAACTGGCAGGCATGGCGTACCAGGGTCTGAGGTACCTCGCTTAGTGGCAACCTGTAGCCGCCATCCCTGAGATACCCATCGATTTCAGCCGTTGCGTCCATTATGACGGCGGAAAGCACCGTGGTGTCTATGTGGCCTAACGATCCATCGCGATCAGTGAGCTGGATCAGCTCCAGCTCACCGTACCGATGAATCATGTCGTCCTGGGCGCAATAAGCCATGGCAGTCTAACTGATAGTGAGCTTGATCATGGCCGCCGGCCTAGTCACCAGGTTCAGCGGGTTTGATTGCGCCTCTAGCCGGTAACCCTTTCCAAGCGGAAGCGGCTCGGACTTCGCGTACAGCGGCAGGCCCATGGTGTTCACCGTCTCCACATAGTTCGCTGGAGCGAACCGCGTGATGCACAGACCAGGTACTCCAGCTGGAATGACATAGGCATCACTTCCGAGATTCGCGGCCGTGGTGCCTCGATACCATTCCCACATCGCGCCGAACGCGGTGAACCGATCGCTCGGGTTGCCGCGCAAGTCAGCGGCCTGTGCCTGGTTAAGATATGTGTTTCTGGTGTCCGCGTCATCCAGCAGGGCGGACCAAAAGTTGTCCCCGCAAAGTACCGTCATGCCGCTGTATGGCGTGCCATCGAGGGCGGTTGCGACCTTTCCGTTGACGGCGAACATCTTCTGGCGGATCTGACTACGATTGGTGGCGTGCAAGCCTAGCGCCTGGGTCTGCTGATTCACACCGAAGGCCGTAAACAGAGACTGGGCATCGCCGTTCACGTCGATGTAATTTCCCATTATGGCTTGCAGCCGATGAGATTCCAGGGTGTAGTCCAGGCTGTCGCGCATGAATTGCAGCTTTTCTGATAGCCGCATGGCCAACACATCGGAAGAATTTTCGCTACCGAAGGCTCGGACGCCCTGTACTTCGTCGGCCAGGATCTGGCCTTGTACTGGGATATGAGGAATAGCGAAGGAGCGGACCTTGCGGTCATCGCGGCCCATCGGTTGCCCTGGAGCGCCGCGCGGGCGAGTTTCTAATATCGAGAGCACTCCATTTTGCTCCTCCACGACCACACTGAGGGCCGCAACGCCGCGCTCCTCAAAGAAACCGGATAGGCGGGAAGGGCGATATTTGAGATTATTGATACTTGCCGTCAACTCGGTAAGTTGGAAGGCGCTCGGAGTGAAGGGGTCCACCATGGCCATGATCAGGTCCTCGCAATAACAGTGGCGGTGGCGAGATCGGCTAGACCCGCGGTCTTGTCGTTCGCGTCGTTCGTGGCGGCCCACACCAGGCGGGCGCTATCAATTTCTGCCAGGCGCGCGATAATGACCGCGTCTTGGTCCGCGCTAGTGGCATCGACCGGATAGATCAGGATCCCAGCGGCCACATCAGATCCGTCGGTGGAGTCGTCGTCGTAGGCCACATACTTCCCGTCACCGGCAGCCACTACGATGTCGAACCCATCGCCAGCCACGAAATCTGTGGCATCCGATACCGTGAACGCCAGGCCGCCAGCGCTGAATGGCGAGGCCACTACGCCAGTGCCGATTAGGACGCCGTCAGGGCCGGTAACCGTGAACGTGCCGACGTTTGTGCCGGGTTCTACTATGGCCAGCTTGTAGGTTCCGAGCTTGACGCCCGTAGTCACCGTAATTGCGCCAACCGTGCCGGTACCGGTATTGGCGCTCCATGCCGTGGCGGCCGCCGCCGTGGCGGTAATCGTGGTGCTAGATGCGGTCTGCGAGGCGCTCACCGTGTAGGTGCCGGTCCCGCCTGTGCCCGTTCCAAGCGCCGTGATCTTGGTTCCGGGCGTCACTCCAGCTCCGCTAATCGTTTGGCCCACGGTCAGCGTGCCG